GTAGAGACTCCCTTGCCGAAGCACAGCAAGAGTAATGTCGAGTCGTGTGTTGGAGTGCTAGCTAAGATATGCCGCATTTTTGGCTTCAAAGGTGAAGAATCACTCAGTTCAAGTGTAGATCATTGGACAACTCTGGTAGAGACTTGTGACGGTAAAGATTGGATGAAAGTAGCAAAATACAAATTAGCTGCTTTCTACGCCTATCATACCAATCAAGACCTCCCCAAAAGTCCATTCACTGCACCTGATTTCCCCGGAGCCCTCTTTGGAGGGAGACTGGGAAGGTTCACAACACTCTTTCTAAAACGCTCCTCTCCAATTGAGAGGATGTCGTTCCTTGCAAGCATAAAGCAAGCAAAGAAAGGTATGCCTAGACCCAATAGGTCTGACGTATTAGAAAAAGTAAAAGGAACCAAACTGAAATTAACCACTAAGAAACCAGAGATAGAGCTGGAAGACGGAGGATGGCTACGAAACTGGGCCGACGTCACAAATGACGTCAGTCCAGACCTGTCATTGGTTATCAACAGGGAGAATGCTGAAAAACAGATCAAAAGAACTGTTAAAGAATTATTCAGCAATCATCCAATGAAGACCGCAGATAGGGTACATGCCTTCTTTCCATCAACCTCCGCCAATTACATCATGTCCAGAGATGAGGCAGGAGCAATAGGAGCGATCCTAGAGCACCCAACTCTCCTCAAGGGCATAAGAAAACCTGGCGGTTATCTTAACTTCCAACACACAACGGATGAAGAACAAATTCAATCAGAGGATTGGGTAAATAGTGACGAAGAGGGGCGAGCTGAGTTCAAAGACGCATTCACACTTTTCTGGATCCGCCTATTAGGCGAAGCCAGTAGAGATAGAAACGACGTTGAACTTCTCGGACTCCCCGAAGCCCTTAAAGTAAGAGTAATAACAAAGGGTTCACCATACATCCAAACTGTCCTAAAAAGCCTTCAAAGACACCTGCACACCACACTGCGAAATCACAAAACGTTCACGCTTCTTAATAAAGACGTGGATGAGAAGATCATTTTAAACTCACTAGGAGCGCAGCTAGGCGAAAAAGAGGTATATGTATCGGGAGACTATGAAGATGCAACAAACAACATGTTTAGCTGGGTCTCAGAGGTCACGGCAGAAGCCATTTCCAATGAGATTAAACTATACGATGTCGAGAGAAGACTCTTCAAAGCCAACCTCATACACAATGTCATAGAAGGCGTCCCCCAACAAGAGGGACAGACAATGGGTTCAATCACAAGTTTCCCTGTACTGTGTCTGGCAAATGCTACAATCTGTCGATGGGCGTTAGAAATGGTCAATCTCAAAAAGAAATTACTAAGAGACTGCCCCCTTTTAATTAACGGAGACGACTGTGCTTTCCGGACAGAACCTGAAGGTTACAACTACTGGAAGAAGATTGCTGAGTTCTTTGGACTCAAAGAAAGCGTCGGGAAAACGTATAGATCAAAAAGTTTTGTGGAGATAAATTCAACACAATTCTTAAAGGTCAGTCCGTATCCCTTCACAGATCAAAGAGAGACAATAACAAAAATCAAACTTCCTCATGGAACGTTCACAAAAACCTTGAACGAACCGGTTGTAAGATATAATACCTTCAGAAGAACACCATACGTGAACATGGGCCTACTAATCGGTTTGAAACGATCAGGAGGCAGCGAAGGTCTCTACGACCCGGCAGTTCCATATTCATATATAGGTTGCAGATACAGAGAACTAATGAGAACCTCCCCTGAGTGGTTATTAGAAAAGGTACATAGAGAATTCATCAAATATCACACAAAGCTGTTGGATAAAGCCAAACCGCTTCCTTGGTATGCACCGTCATGGATTGGTGGTCTCGGATTAACTGGACTAAGAGATACATCGGAGCTAGACTTACGTATAGCAACGAGAATCCTCAAAGACTGGAAAAAACAAAGACCATTAGACCTTAGTGCATATCAAGACAGGCCCTGGAAGACGTGGCTGCTAGCGCAGAAACATCTACCTGAGCCTGGTGTGGTAACGACGAAAAACCGAGGTGTTGAGGTATATAATAGAATGGTAGCACGGAAGTGCATAGACCTACTATTCGACTCCGATATCCCAAAAGGGGACTTGCTTAAGGTCACCAAAATGGATACTGGATTCGCTCTCAATAGGAACAAGACACTGTGGAGGATGAAAAAATCACCCTTACCACCGCCTCTTGACCCTAAGAGACTACCCTACCAAGCCGCCTATCTCTCGTACCAATCAGAACAAACCACAGGAACAATCATTCATTCATCCGAACTCGACTAACATCACCCTGGCGTAGAACGTAAGTTAACATTTATAATCTTACGTCTACAGGTGACGGTCACTGAGATAACAATAGCGACAGCTAAAGTACACTCAGT